GCCGTGGTAGACCAGCAGCCCGCGCATCCTGTCGTCCGGCCCGGCCGCGTTCTCCATGCTATCGAGCTTGGCCGTGCTGGACTTGGCCCCATCTTGGCGAAGCTCCAGCACCTTGCGGATCACCGGGTGCAGGTCGTCACGGGCTAACAAGGCGGCGACATGCTGCTTATCCACGCTCTTCGTGCGCACGCCATAACTATTGAGCCACTTCACAAGGTCAACGCCTTTGGTTGCGCCGGTGACTTTGCCTTTAGTTAGACGTGTAATCTCCGCGTCGATTTCTTCTTTGCTGTTGTCCGCCAATACTCTGACACGGTTCAAGAGGTCACGGTCGAGCATCACGCCGCGGTCATTTATCCGCTGGTCAAGCAGAAAGACTTGGCGCTCTTGCGCGTCCATCTCCACCAGCCGCTCGGCCACGGCGATCTCCGTGCGCACGTCTTGTTCGCAATACCGGATGAGGGCGGCCATCTTGTCCGGGGTATCCCACCACACGTGCGATCCGTCGGGGTTGGTGCGGCGGGGGCGGGCCATGCGCATCATCAGGGCTTGGCCTGACTTGTCCTTCTGCTGCTCCACGCCGAGAACGTCGGCGGCTTGGCCGAGAGCGCGGGGCAGGCCCATCGCGCTGGCCTGCGCCATCGTGCAGAACCATTGCGAAGCTCCGGTGCGCGGCCACTTGTGCCGCGGCACCATGATCTTGTTCCAGATCACGCGCTCGAAGTTGGCGTTCCAAGCGCGCAGCTTCCCGCCCTCGACGATGTAGTCTTCGAGCCGCACGTCGATGGGGTCGCCCGGCGTCCAGACCTTCGGCTCTTCGTCGTCGAAGGCGTAGGCCATGCACCATACGTCGGTCGAAGGATCGTCGGCGTAGATGTAGACACCAGTCTTGCGCAGATCGACGGCGCTGCGCGTTTCAAAGTCAACGGAAACAATCATGTTTTCTCCTCGTCTCCCTTAACGCTCGCACACCCATCCACAGGTAGTCAAGAAAAAAAATCGTGTTGCCAAGCGACTGCTTTCTGTGCCAGTTTGCCCGGCATTTCCAAAGACGAGAGGACTTCATGCTTACATTTAAGAAGCTTTATGAGGCTGGTTTCAAAGAGTTAGTCAGCGTCATACCGCCCGCTGCTCCGCTGTCGGAGTTGTCGAAGATCGCAGCGGACCAAGCGGGCAAGGCGCCCGGCCGGCAGAACGCTCAGGGCACGTGGGGTGGCTACGCGTGGCAGACATACGATCCGACACCTAACGATATTGAGAGGTGGGACCGCAGCCACGCCAACATCGGTTTGAAGGCGGGGAAATACCCGGCGCTGGACATTGATGTGGTGAACGAGAGTTTGGCCCGCATCATCGCGGACATGGCGACGAAGGCGCTGGGCGCGGCGCCGCTGCGTGTCGGCCGGGCGCCCAAGCGGCTCCTCATGTATCGCACCGATGACGCCATTGGCCGGATGCGGCTGCGGTTTAAGGACGGCAAGGGCGTCGAGCAACTGGTCGAGCTTCTCGGCGATGGCCAGCAATACGTGATCGCCGGTGTGCATCCCGTCACCAAGGAACCTTACACCCTCGACCAAGATATTACGGCGCGGGGGCCGCGCTGTCTTCGCAAGGTGGGTAGGGAGCAGGTCGAGAAGTTCTTTGCGGACCTTGTCGAGACGCTGGAAATGACTGGGTGTGAGATTATTCATGCCGACACGGCCGCTGAGAGGGCCGTGGAGCGTTCGAACGTCAATCAGGCTACCCTAGTAGCTCCGAGCGTGGAAAGGCTCTCAGCGGCCCTTAGAATGGTCCCTAACACGTCTGAGCATTTTCCGGATCGGGACGACTATATCCGGATGGGGTATGCGATCAAGGCTGCGGCTGGCCCGGACAATGAGAGTGAGGCGTTGGCGTTGTTCACGGAGTGGGCGCTGTCGTGGGAGGACGGGGTCAATTCGGTAGAGAATATCGAGGCGGACTTCGGCCGTATGCACCCGCCCTATGAGTTGGGTTGGGATTGGATCGAGGACAAGGCGCGGGCGTTCGGGTTGAAACCTGAGGTCACGGAGTTCGATACGATTGATCCGGACGATGAGGATTACTCGGACTTGCTGGCGAGTGATAGTGAGACGCCGGTGGAGTATTCGGACAGCGCGTTGGCAAGCCGGCTGGCCCGCCTTCACGTGTCCGACATACGGTATGTGGCCGGTGGGCTGGGCTGGATTGCTTGGGACGGGGTCAAGTGGGGGCGTGATGTGGCCAAGAGGCACATGGCGTTCACGCGCAGTGTTTGTTCGAAGGCGTCGGCCGAGGCGTTGCAGAAGGTGACACCGGCGACGAAGGGCGAGAGGGTGGCGTCGCGCGTGGCGTCGTGGCCGGTGATGCGCAACGTGGCGCAGATCGCCGAGACGGACCCGATGATGCAGGTGACGACCGAGCAGTTGGACAGGGATATTTATATCCTTAACTGCAAGAACGGGATCGTCGATCTGCGCACGGGCGAGTTGCACCCGCATGATCGCTCGAAGCTGTGCACGAAGGTGACTGCCGTCGAGGTGGATTTTGATCGCGGCTGTCCGCAGTGGCACGCGTTTCTGAATGAGGCGTGCAACGGGGACATGGAGTTGAAGGCGTATTTGCAGAGGCTCGCGGGCTACTCGGCGACGGGTAGCGTGAAGGAGCATGTGCTTGCGTTTGCGCATGGCTCCGGGGGCAATGGCAAAGGGACGTTCCTTGGCGCGGTAGGTGCTATCCTTGGCGATTACGCCGCGGTGGCCAGCGCGGACGTTTTCTTGGCGTCGAACAATCAGCGGCATCCGACTGAGCTGGCTGCTCTCATGGGAGCACGCCTCGTTCACGCGCAGGAAATTGATCCGAGCAGGAAGTGGGACGAGGCCAAGGTCAAGAGTCTGACTGGCGGGGACAAGATCAGCGCGCGCTTCATGCGGCAGGACCTGTTTACGTTCGACCCGCAGTTCACGCTCGTCATCGCCGGGAATACGAAGCCGGAGATTACTAATGTGGATGATGCAATGCGGCGGCGTATGCACCTCATCCCGTTCGAGACGAAGCCGGTGCGCAAGGATGTAGACCTGCCGGATAAGTTGAAGGAGGAATACCCGGCCATCCTTGCGTGGGTGGTGGAAGGGGCCAAGCTCTGGCTGGCTGAGGGGTTGAATCCGCCCGAGGTGGTTGTCCGAGCGACGCAGGAGTATCTTGAGGGCGAGGATGCTCTCGGCCGCTGGATCGAGGAGCGGTGCGTCGTCAATCCCAACAGCGAAATGGGGACGACCGATGCGTTCAATGACTTCCGGGACTGGGCGCGGCAGAGCAACGAGGCCAAGGGCAAGGACTGGAGCCAGCGCAAGTTCTCGGCGGAGATGAGAGCCAAGGGCTATGAGATCGCCAAGGACCGGGCGTCACGTACGAAGCGTGTGTTCCGTGGTTTGGAGCTTCTCATTGGCGACGAGGATGAGATGGTGATCGACGCGCTGCGGCAGGATGCGGCGTCCGAGTTCTTCGGTGTGCGCGTGGTGTTTGATGATGGTGACGAGGAAGGAGATTTTCTGTGACGGATATGGTCAACCGGCCGGAGCATTACCGGCAAGGGGGCGTGGAGTGCATCGAGGCGATTGAGAGTTCAATGAGCCGCGAAGAGTTCCAAGGCTACCTGAAAGGTAACATCGAGAAGTATGTCTGGCGCTACCGATACAAGAACGGGGTGCAGGACCTCCACAAAGCTCGGTGGTATCTCGACAGGCTCATTTCGGCCCTGACTGTGGATGAAATGGGTGGGGACGCTTAGAGAGGTGCTCGGGACGCTTACGGGACGCTTCCGGGACACTTTAAGTGCTTGATTTTGGCCCCTCGGGACACATGGGACACATAAATCTGAGTTAATACCCGCATACGGTTCTGGTAGGGCGTTCTAAAACGCCTTAACAGTTTTTTGGGGGGTATAAACTCGGAAATAAGTGTCCCAAGCGTCCCATGTGTCCCGGAGTATTGAAACATAAAGGGATTTTTTTTGGGCTATGTGTCCCGGAAGTGTCCCGAAGGCCGAGATAAGCGTCCCCAAACCGGGTAATAATATTGCTTTCGGCCGAGAAGTGTTAAGTGTTAAGGCGATGGCAGTTAAGGCGTCCGGCGGCTTAACAGGGAACGCCTTAACGCCTTAACGGGGTCAATCCCACATGTCGTCGCTGTTCGGATCGGGCAAGTCGTCCACATCGAGGTTTGATGAGGCGACTTGCTTGATCGGCACAGAGACCTCAACGGTGGTGCCTTCGTTGCCAAGGCTGAGCTGCTTGAGGGCGTCGAGGTGCATCTGGTTGACGTTCACTTGCACCGCCGCTTGGACAGGGGCCGACTTGTATTTGTCAGGGTTGGTGACACCGGCCAGCCACTTCCTAGTTTCTACGCGCAGCCTGTCAGCGTTGGCCGTGACACCGTCCGCTTGATCCGCGATGTCGAGGCACTCTTCCGCCCAAGCATCCGCCGCAAGCGCACGGGCCTGTCGGAACCGCTCTTGCCTGTCGGGGTCTTGCTTGATCCAATGATAGAGCGAGAGGTTGCTGATGCGTAGCTCACGGGCGAGGCCCGCCATCGTCATGCCGCTGGCAATCTTCTCTAGCAGCGTGTGCTCGCCGACCTTGTCGAGATTGCTGGCGATAGTGCGCCGCTTGATATGTCCGGCCATGTCATTCCTCTGAGGGTTGTTGAACGGCGGACAATATAAAGACGGGCCGACCAATAGGCCAGCCCGTCGAGGTTAGAGCAGATAGATCAGCCAGAGGCCGAGGTATACTAGTAGGGCAATGCGCGCGTCCCGTGTTGCCTTATCCACTTGCCAGCAAGCCTAGCAGTTTTGCAGCGGGGCTAGAGATAGGGCGGTCGCCTGCCTCATACATTTGAACGCATCGTAGCGTTACGCCTAGCTGTTCTGCGGTTTGCTTCTGCGTCCTTGCTCGAAATGGTTGAGGCCCATTCCAAAGACACGCATCTTGTCGCGGTATTCGTTGCGCTTGTCGGCCAGCATCGCCTCGACCTCGGCAAGATCGCGTTGCAGTTTCTGGCGGCGGCGGAACAGTAGCGCCGCGTCGGAGCAGATAGTGTCGGTCTCGATCTTCAGAATGTCCATGTCTCAGCCCTCATCCTCTAGTGCTTTGCGCCGCTCGCGCTCGTCTTCGAGACGTTCCGCCAGGGCGATTGCCAATTCGTGTCCGCTTGCCTTGCCAGCCTCGATAAGCCGGACGGCGCGCTCTCCCCGCCAATATGTGCGGTCTTGCGTTGTTGGTTTCATAGCTCGTCTTCCTCGATTGCGTAGGCCCAGCCGTCGCCGATGATACGCGACGCGGCTGCTTCGGCGTGGTGAATGTCGGTGAAGCGCGCCGCTTGCGCTTCATGCGGTGTTGTCTGTCCCTCGGCGGCGAGAAATACCTCGCCGTCTTCGGGGTTCCATAGGGTTACGATGTAAGTTTGCATTGGTTTAGTCTCCATCTTTAGCAGTAGCACAGGTCCTGCAGGCACTCGTCGAGGCCCAACTCGTCGCGGTTATAGGGAATAGTGCAGCTTTCGCCCCACCATGCGCCGCGAACCTCTTTCCATCGCGTGTCGATCCAGATGTTTGGCCCGCCAAAAGCGACTAGAACAATCGCGCCGCGATAGTCGCCGGAGCTATCTTTGACATACTCAATGTCGAGCGCGCCGCTCAAATAGTCATAAGCGTTGGGGCTTTCATCATTGCCGCTATCAGCGTTGAAATCATATTCGCCAGTCTCAATCTGGCGGGCGATCATTTCGCAATGTGCTTTAAGGTCTGACATTTCTATATCCTCTCTTACTTGTTGCGATAGCAGACGACGAAAATCATCGCGGCGAATACGCAGAACATGAAAAGCTCGAAGGGCATTGCGTGTCTCCTCTGTTGACGCCTTGAGAATGGGGCAAGCATTGCACCTAGTCAATAAGTTTTTTCGCATCCCCTGCATTTTTCTCGCATCACACTGGAAACGCTAGGATATTTTTTCTGTAGCGAGGGAGAGAGACACCGAACAGCTTGCCCTTCCGACCCGCCTCTGACCCGATTTGGAAGCGCCGTAAAACGCCTTACCACGCGATGCACCCTGCAAGATATTGATATCAAAAGATATCTATTCGGTGCGCGCGCGCGATACGCCCTGCC